ATCTCAAAAAGATTTTAATTTTTTCCAACACATCAATCGTGAATTATTATTTGATGTGGTGGACGTTGATGTTATTTTATATAAAATTGCTTTGGAAACAACTGCTATCAATTTATATGGTGAAGCAACTGAAAAAGCACGTTATACTGGTGTAGAATTGAAAGCACTGGTTAAATATCCAAAGGTACAACCAGAAACAAAAGATGGATTTGGTGTTGATGTTACACAAAACGTTGAATTTAGATTTGCTCGTAAAATGTTACAAGAGGTAGACACATATCCAGAACCAGGTGATATTGTAGGATATAATGGATTATTCTACGAAATAGACATGACACAAGATTCACAACTTGTTGCAGGACAACCAGAATATTCTACTTCATTATTATGTATCGCACATCTAACTCGTCGTAGTGGTATTCAAATTGAGGAGGCTAACACATAATGGCCAAATATCGTAACAGAACACCAGACGAATTAATAAAGCAAGCGGTTGATACCCAACAACCAACTGAATATCAAAATCGTGCAAATGATACAAAATCAGATGCAAGTGATATGCCAATCAGCATTACGCTGATGACAATAGATGAAACATTGATAAAGTATTTAACAAACAGAATAGAACCAATTCTTACACAAGACAATAAATCAGTAAAAGTTCCAGTCATTTATGGAAATCCTGAACGTTGGAAAAGTGTTCAGAAAGATGGTGTATTAAGAGATAAATTTAATAAAATACAATTACCGATAATTATGCTACGTAGAACAAGTATGAAAAAGAGTAAGATTAATTCATCGGTTAACAAATATCTAGAACACGACTTTGAACCTCGTGGGTGGAATAAATACAATCCATATGATAGATTTGCGGCGGTCAATGGAATACGACCAGTTAAGCAATTGGTGGCAACAGTAACCCCAGACTATTTTGACCTTACATATGAATGTATGATTTGGACGGAATATGTCGAACAAATGAATAAAGTTGTAGAACAAATATCGTTCGAAGATGACGAATATTGGGGTGAAAGAGGTCAATACAAGTTTTATACAAATATTAATGAGTATAAAATGGACACGGTGCTACCAAATGTCCAAGACAGACTTGTTAGAACAACATTTACCCTAAATGTCAACGCATATCTCTTACCAGAGAAAATGTTGGATAAATACAACAAAGTTATGCGTACCACACAACAGAGATTTTCTACTAAAAAAATTGTCAGTTTTACTGAGATAGAAGAAGGTTAAAAGTAATGTTTGACAAAAATAATCTATATTTATAATACGAGTACAAATGTATAAAAATAAGGAGGTTTTATGAGTGAAGGTACTAAGATAACAGATGAAGAGTTATCATCTGTTAAAAGTTTGCGTGATGAGATTGTTGGAGTCATTTCAAATGCGGGACAATTAAAGTTAACGCATGATTTGATGGAAGAAGATTTAACAGCAGTCAAAACACGATTAAACGAACAAGTAGCAAAATATAAAGAATTGCTCGCAAAAGAAAAACAAGTAATTGACGGGCTTTTACAAAAATATGGAATGGGTTCTTTGGATGTAGAAACTGGTGTATTTACCCCTGAAAAATAAGTAATATTGGAGATTCCGTATGGCAGAACGCATTGTTAGTCCTGGCGTTTTCACACAAGAGCGTGACCTTAGTTTCCTAGAACAAGGGGTCGGTGAAATTGCTGGTGCTTTTATTGGTCCAACACCAAGAGGACCAGCATTTATTCCTACTGTAGTTACAAGTCCAACTGATTTTGAAGCTAAGTTTGGTGTACCTGATGGTAAGTCATTCTTAGGTTCAACAGTTAAGAATTATCTTCGTGAATCGGGACAAGCAACTGTTGTTCGTGTTCTTGGTTTAGACGGATATGATAACAACAACCACACACCAGTAATCCTCAAAGCAAATGGAACTAGTGGTTCATTTGTTTATGCAATTCTTCATCCTACCGTTTCTGGTAGTGACATTACCGCAGCTAGTGGTAGTGGAACAAGTACAAACTTCAGAGTAGCATTAACAACAAATGGTGGTTCATTTACAGGATCATCATTATCATCCACCTCAACCGCTGGTGGATACGTTGGAAACTACTTTACCTTCGGACCAACAGGTACTAAGGGTGCATATATCTACGGAATATTCCCAGAAGCTATTGTAAGTGGTGGCGCATCGGTAACTATCTCGGCAGAAGTAAACTCAGCCGCATTAATGTTAAGTGGTAGTACATTTGGAACCTACGCATTTGCATCAACACCTTGGATTCAATCACAACAACTTGGTGGTGTTAACCAAAACTTATTTAAGGTTCACACATTAAGTGATGGAACATCTGCAAATAAGGAAGTTAAGATTTCTATCTTAGGACCAAAGAAGGCTTTAATTGAAGGTGATTACGGTACATTTACACTTCAAATTCGTGACTTCAACGATACAGATGCAGTTCCAAGTATATTAGAACAATATGATGGATTAACCTTAGACCCAGATAGTCCAAACTATATCGCACGTAGAATCGGTAACAGTTCACCTGTAAATGATCCAAATACTGGTGAACGTTACTTCCAAGGTGATTTCCAAAATAACTCAAAATATATTCGTGTTGAAATGGCAGAAGGATCTGAAAATGTATCACCAGATGCATTACCATTCGGATTTGCTGCATTAAAATCACCAATCGGAACAGCAACATCACAACTTCCATCACCAACATATATCAGTTCTATCTGGACATCTGGTAGTACACGTGGTTACAGTACCACCGCTACACAAAATGTAAACGAATATTACGGTTACCAATTCTCAGATGTTCCAAGTACAAATTCATCATACTTAGCACCACTTCCAAGTGGTTCAGTAAGTATCGGTGCAGATTTCAACCTTGAAAACTTAGCATCAAATGAATTGTATGAACCAGGTACAGGTACAAACTTCACTGTGTCACAATATCTTGCAGGAAGTGCACCATCATTAGCATCATTCTTGAAGTTTACCGTTCCATTCCAAGGTGGATTTGACGGATTAAACCCAGCAAGATTGATTAATATGTACGATGGTATTACCGCAACAAATACACAAGGATTCGATTTAAGTACATCAACAACCGCTGGATCACGTGCATATAAGAAGGCAATTGATGCAATCGCAAATCCAGATTCATATGACATCAACTTGTTAGTATTACCTGGTGTCGTATATTCACAACACTCATATATCGCAACCTACGCATTGAATGTTTGTGAAACTCGTGGTGATTGTTTCTACATTATGGATATTGTTGGTGCAAGTGATACAATCACAGCAGCAATCAATACCGCAGCATTAATTGATAGTAATTACGCAGCAGCATACTATCCTTGGGTAAGAGTGTTGGATTCAGATACAAATAAGTTTGCATTTGTTCCACCATCAGCAGTTCTCCCAGAAGTATATGCATTTAGTGATAACACCTCGGCAGAATGGTTTGCACCAGCAGGTTTGAATCGTGGTGGAATTCCAGGAGCAGCAGGTGTTAAGACAAGATTAACACAAGCAAATCGTGACGAATTGTATGAAGGTAAGGTCAATCCAATCGCACAATTCCCAGGACAAGGTATCTGTGTATGGGGTCAAAAGACCCTCCAACGCCGTTCATCAGCACTTGACCGTGTAAACGTTCGTCGTTTGTTAATCACAGTCAAGAAGTTCATCGCAAGCTCAGCACGATTCCTCGTATTCGAACAAAATGTTGAAGTAACTCGTCGCCGTTTCCTCAACATTGTAAATCCATTCTTGGCAAACGTCCAAGAACGTTCAGGTCTCTACGCATTCCGTGTTATTATGGATGAAACCAATAATACCCCAGACGTAATTGACCGTAATCTCTTGGTTGGTCAATTGTATCTCCAACCAACAAAGACTGCTGAATTCATCAAGTTAGAATTCAACATTCTCCCAACTGGTGCAACATTCCCAGGGGCATAATCGGTTATATTTTTGGATTATAGACTATTTATTTAAGAATCTGTTAGGAGATACAAATGGCAAATAATATCGTAGCCGAAAATGAAATTTTCTTTACGGCGTTCGAACCAAAGGTCAAAAACCGTTTTCTAATGTTAATTGAAGGCGTTCCAGCCTACATCGTTAGAAAGGTTAGTCGCCCTGAAATTCGTCAAGACACAATCAAGGTTCCACACATTAACACTGTTCGTTTCGTCAAGGGTGTTTCTGTATGGCAACCAATCACAATGACCTTGTACGATCCTGTAGTTCCATCAGGTGCACAAGCAGTAATGGAATGGGTTCGTTTACATCACGAATCAGTCACAGGTCGTGATGGATACGCAGAATTCTACAAGAAGGATTTAACCCTCCAAGTTCTCGGTCCAGTAGGTGATAAGGTTGAAGAATGGATTATCAAGGGTGCACAAATTACACGTGCAACATTTGGTGATTTAGAATGGTCGGATACGAGTGATAACGTAGCAATTGAATTGGAAATTCAACCAGACTACTGTGTATTGAACTACTAATCCAAAAATTTAGGATGTATTTATCCCCTTCGTGAATCATGTAGTTTACACTCACGAAGGGGATTTTACTTATAAAATCTATTTGTATCATTTATTTTGATACTTATATAGAGGTGAAATTATTTAACTTGGGTGTGTAATATGCCACAACTAACAGAGTTACAAATAGGTCAAGGAGAAACATTTTCTATACTTGTAACTTTATTACAAACAAATTCCAATACACCATTAGACATTACACACTATAACATCACGGGTCAAATTCGTGAAAATTATACAACTGATGAAATAGCAGCTACATTTAATATCACCAAAATACCACCATTTACATCAGGTAGTTGTTCTATTTCATTAACCGAAGCACAAACTTCAAATCTCACGCAACGTAGATATGTCTATGATATTTTGATTAGCAGTGGGTCAGGAACTCCTGTTAATCGTCGTATATTGGAAGGACCATTTATTGTTCGTCCCGCCGCAACGAGATAAAAGATGAGTTTACCAGATATTACTGTTGTTATACAAAAACCAAATGTAGTTTTACGGAACTTAGGTGGTTCGGGGTCATTTTTAAATGTCGCTGATTCCGCTGTAAGTTCTTCTTATGCGCTTACCGCAAGTTATGCATTAAATGCACAACAAGGTGGTGGTGGTGGTGGTGACGGTGCAACTGGTCCAACTGGTGCAACGGGTCCGCGTGGTGCAACTGGTGTTCAAGGTATACCAGGTACACCGGGTGGTGCAACAGGCCCTACAGGTCCACAAGGTGCAACAGGACCAAGAGGAGGAACAGGTCCAACAGGTCCAGCTGGCCCAATAGGTGATACAGGTGATACCGGTGCAACAGGTCCACAAGGTGCAACTGGTGTTCAAGGAACAACCGGTCCAACCGGTGTAACGGGACCAACTGGTGTTACAGGCCCTACAGGCGTACAAGGTGCAACTGGTCCTACGGGTGTGCAAGGTACAACAGGTCCTACAGGCGTACAAGGTGTAACCGGTATTCAAGGTGCAACTGGTTTAACTGGTGATACTGGTCCACAAGGACCACAAGGTGCTATAGGTCCAACAGGTCCAACAGGTAGTACTGGTCCACAAGGACCACAAGGTATAACAGGTATAACTGGTGCAACTGGTATCCAAGGGCCAACAGGTTCAACTGGTCCGCAAGGTGAAATTGGTATTACAGGACCAACAGGTATTCAAGGTCCAAGTGGTCCAACGGGTGCAACAGGTCCACAAGGTAGTGTGGGTGTTACTGGTGCAACAGGTGCAGTTGGACCAACAGGTAGTACTGGTCCACAAGGTCAAATTGGTATTACTGGTCCAACTGGTCCGCAGGGTGCAACAGGTGTTCAAGGTGCAACTGGTGCAACTGGTGTTGCTGGTGCAGATGGTGATAGATATCACACATCTACAACCAGTTCATTTGCAATATCCAGTAGTGGTCAAGTTACTGTATTCACTACAGATTTAAATCTTGACTATAGTATCGCACAAACAATTATTTTAGCATACGACTTAAACAATCATCAGCATGGTGAAGTTGTTAGTTACAACCCATCAACAGGTGAATTGGTATTTAATAGAACAACGTTTGAAGGTTCAGGATCATACAGTAGCTGGTCAATTAATTTGGATGGAGCGGTTGGTATCCAAGGTGCAACGGGTCCAACAGGTATTCAAGGACCAACAGGACCACAAGGTGTAACGGGTTCAACGGGTCCAACAGGTGTACAGGGTATCACAGGTCCGACCGGTGTTACAGGACCAACTGGCGCACAAGGTGTAACAGGTAGCACAGGCCCAACAGGTGCAGTAGGACCAACAGGTAGTACAGGTCCAGTTGGTGCAACTGGTTTACAGGGTATTACGGGACCAACAGGTCCAGAAGGTCCAACAGGTATTCAAGGTCCAAGTGGCCCAACAGGTAGTACAGGCCCTACAGGTGCTTCAGGTCCAATAGGTCCAACAGGACCAGTTGGTAGCACAGGTCCGGAAGGTCCGCTTGGTCCAATAGGTCCAACAGGTCCAACAGGTAGTACAGGTCCAATCGGTTCAACAGGACCAACTGGTATTACAGGTCCAAGTGGTCCAACTGGTAGTACAGGACCAATTGGTGTTACTGGACCTACAGGTGTTACCGGACCAACAGGTGTAACAGGACCAACAGGAGCAACTGGTGTTACTGGTAGTACAGGTCCAATTGGTGCAACAGGACCAACAGGTAGTACAGGTCCAACAGGTGTTACAGGTCCAACCGGTCCACAAGGTACCACAGGTCCAACTGGTCCGCAAGGAACTACAGGTCCTACAGGTGCAGCTGGTGATAGATATACTACCACAAGTAGTACATCATTAACAATTGGAACTGGTACACAAACACTTACAATTGCAACTGGATTCCAATATAGTATTGGTCAGTCTGTTATTATTGCATTCAATAATAGCAATAAGATGGAAGGTACTGTAACATCATATAATAGTGGTACTGGTGAATTGGTTGTAAATGTAACATCTACTACAGGATCGGGTACATATACATCGTGGGCAGTAAGTTTGGCAGGTGCACCAGGTCCTGAAGGTGCAACCGGCCCAACTGGTCCTGCGGGTCCAAATATTCCAGGATTACTCAGTAGTTCTGCGCAAATTAATGAATTTACAAATATTACCGCATCATACGCAACAAACGTTAGTGGTGGAGTGTTAAATTATTTCCCAGTATGGAGTTCACCAAGTACCTTAACAAATAGTAGATTATATCAGACGGGCTCGAGTATCATACTTGGTAGTACAAACTTCTTTGATAACAGCGCACCTGATGTATTTGGTATTTATGGTGGATTAGTAAATTCATTTAATTTAATTTCCGCACACGCAACAGTAGATGATTAT